TGAGCATCAGGAGTTAGAAGACCGATCTTCCGCAAGGCACGCCGCATGGCTCCACCAAGTCCTTTTTGGACTAAGGAGTTCAGCGGCGGTTCGATCATAATGAAACGATCGACAGTTGCCTTCTTCGGGACAGTGGTACCTTTACCCCCCGAAACCACGGTCACATCCGGTGACCATAACGGTTGAAACCAGCTCTTTAGAGCCGGGATCAGGGGAGTGAGGTTATAGCTAGCTTCGGTTTTGCTACCGAATTTATAATAGCTATCCGCGTAACGCCTCCTATGAACTGTGGAGGCGCCAGGGCCCCAGTCAAAGCATTCTGCAACGGTGTTCCAATCAAGTTCACCAAGAAGACGGGAAATTTTACGAGCGGCGGTCAGAATAACCCCACTCGCCAGACCACTAAATTGGCCTGGTCCCGCTTCGAACTTCTGATTGGTAGCCGCGCAGTCAACTTCTGACTGTCGGAACTTCTCCAGAGCTTTTCCAGCTCTGTCAACGCCGTCGAGTTCCCAAAAGGGAACTTTAGACATCATACTTACAGCGAGGTAATCCCGCCTAAAGCAAGAAGCATCGCTATAGTCGCTTGGATTGATCTCATACTCCAAAATCTCGATCTTACGATCTTGATTCCAGAGTCTGAGTAAATCCTTACAGACCACAGAGTCCTGGTTCATGGCTAGAAAATCTAGCCACGACTCAACGCTAGCTTCGCTAAGTGCTAGCTGGGAGCTATCGAAATGATAGCTCGGACGACTTCTCCTCTGTTTTACTTTGCGTTTCCGCTTAGGAACAGAGGTCTTTCGGGTATAGCTCATAGGGTTCTCCTGATTGAGCTTATCCAACAAGCAACTCAGTTCTTGTTACAGGATTGTAACAGCTCAGCCACCTACGGCACAGCCTGCGAGACAAAAGATCTCGCATAATTCGACCCAGAAAACCGGGCCGTCATAGACTGTGCACAAAAGATGGCAGAAATGAGCAATGAAGGGATGGAACATAGTCCCATCCCTACACTAGTACTGAGCCTCGAGGTCGGTGATCATCGCCGCAATATCTGCGTGCGACAATGCGCTGACCACGAACGCGACCAGATCGGCGCGTTCGTCAGAGTCCCCGGTCTCGGGGAGCTTGAGCTCGACGTTGGCGCGAGCGGTGCGAACAACGACAGGGCGGCTGATGCCGTCTACCGTTTCAGTTTGCACCACAGGCAGTGCCAGGGTGAGGCGAAACACGGAGTGCTTCTCCTTTTGCCCAGCCGTCGGAGGTCTTAGCGATGCGCTAAGAGGATACCACCCGTTAGATGAAGAAGCAGTCTTCTCCAACCAGCGAGCGACGCGCCCATCAATCGTATCCACGACGAAGTCGTGGTTGACGGGGGTTGACTGGCCATCGGCCAGCGTAAGCGTGCTAATTTGAGGCACGTTCTCATCTCCTTTAGGTTGATGAAACCTGAAATACGACCATAACCTCGTCGTCAGCGATAGAATTGCTGAACAAAGAGAGAAATGGCAGTAATCAGGTGCGAAGAGCTAACCCAATCGCCGAACTTACCTAGTCCGGCAATGGACGCTCGTGGTTCCGAGGTCAGCGTGGAACGCTGCATCTCGAAAAAGCGACAATTTCCGACTTTGACCGAAAACGGATCAACCTCACCTATATAGGTTAAGGTTGTACTATTGACGGTCGCACTCTTCAAGGTTGCTTCAACGCATAGGGTCTCCGACCCGGCTTTGAAGTTCCAACCCCTTGTCGCATCCATGGCGGATAAGTACTCCCCGACCGGAATAATCCAGTCGCAAACAAAGGAGTACGGTAACAGCTCCCATGCTAGCCTGAGCGGGTTTGTAAGGCCCACCTGCGCTAGAGTTGCCTGGACCGGGTCATCCAAAACCCAGTCATAACGGCAAACGGCCCACATCTTCCGTTGCCACCTTACGGTGACATTGGTCGTATTATACACGCCTACACTATAGTCACCAGTGCGAGAAACCTCGCGGGTGGTGGCCTGTGGTCGACGTGTAGTGTGGACACCATAGTTGGATGGCCTATTCAGATCGTGGTCTTCGTGCCACTCAACCAGGTCATAGATGTCTTGAACCAACGGTTTCCAACCGTAGGTATACTCAAGCCATCCATCGGCGAAATGTTTAGGAATTTTCTTAATATCGACTCGTAAGAGCCGACTAAGTTCCTTCACATTACCTCGCCGAATCGCCCTGGCGATCTGAGTCAGGTATAGCACCTTCTTCGTGACCATACCAATGGTCTGACGATGCTCGCCGAATGATTCGGCAAGATAAACGCCTCTATCGAGGAGTTTATTAAGTGCTTCATTCCGAACGGACCCTAAATAGGCTGTCTTTTCATTAAGAAGAGGCAGTACGGTCTGTGCAGCGGTACATGCTGGGAAATTCTCAGCATGTGACCTATACGCAATACCGTAGTAACCGTAGGGATGTATACCTGAGTCGCCGGAGAACGTCATATAACCACGTTCGCCAAGAGATTGGCACCCGGCAACAAAGTCATCCTTCACCGAACGACTGTAAGCGGTTGGCTGACGCCAACCTGAGTCGTCGATAGGAGCTGATCCCCGAGACCTAGTATCTTCAGAAGTCACATCAAATGTGTAATTCTTAGGATACGAACGGTTGAGGATACCATCTCTGTACTTTTCCCAGGTCGCAGACCCGGATACTTGTACATTCGCCATAGCTGAGTCTCCAGTAATGGAGAGGCAGGGTCTCCGAAGAGAGTGCCAACTTCCC